TTTAAAGATTCGATAACACGTGTCTTTAGATTTCTAGTAGGAATAATAGTAGCTGCTTCGTTCCATCCAGATTCCCCATTTCCAACAGCAACTCCCTCTTTATCTAAAGTTGCTTGAATAGCAGCAGGAGTTGTGTGTAACTCTTCTCCAGTTAGATGAGGGTTAGATGGCGCTTTACCAAAGTTGTTAGCAGACTTAGTAGTTGCTCTCTTATAACCAGATGCACCTTCTACACCAAGCCCAGTTGGTACGTCTAAGTTTACACCAGGAATCGTACCTAGAATAAACGGGTGTTGTGCATCTCTACCATCTAAGAAGAAACCAAATACCCAATCTTCTTCTTCAAGGATTGCTTGAAATGCATTGCCACCATTTCTTATAACAGTTGCCCAAGGTAAATCGTCGGTAGTCACAGAGTTAGGTGTAGACCTAGTAGTGTTACCATCATCTGAACCAACGCCAGAAGAGTTTTCAGGTGGGGGTGGATGCACACCAAATGCACGAACTTTAACTCTAGCACCATTTGTTGCATCATCGACAAACTCAACTGCGCCTATAAACCAAAGTAAATTTTGAAATCCTACCGTAGACATTATAAAGCATCTCCTTGTCCATACATTGTCAAACTCATGTAAGTTCTATACTCAAACTTGTCAAAGCTATGCTCAATACTTTCTATTACGTATATACCTGAATATTCAGCATCTCTATCTTTACCAAGAGGATTATATTTAAACTCATTCAATTCAATTTGAACTAGACCACCAGCAAAAAGATTAGTATTTCTTCCGTAAGTAGATATGGTTATCATATTCTGTTTACCATGATACTTATTTGCGCTTTTTGTAGTAAATATTTCTGGGTAATGCATATTCTCTCGTACAGAAGGATTTAAAATAGCGCCGTCAGCACCTTCTGAGAAGTAATCTTTAATAGTTAAGAAGTTTTGTGTTTCGCTTAAGTAGCTATCGACAAACTCTTGGTCATGATTTAATTTAATCTCTGTAGGAGTAAACACATCATCAACTTCTTCTAGGTGATTATACTCATACACAATAGGAGTTTTATTTAGAATGTCAAGTTCGGTAACTCTCATCTTATAAGCACCATACTTCATATCTTGCATAGTATCTACTTTATTACCAAAATCTATAGAAAGTAAATCTGACATTAACTTACGTTGTGCTTCTGGTGTAGTATCTTTAATCATGTTGTATTTAAATATTGGAATACTATCGATATCTTCATTAGCAATGTCAATCATATCTTCGAATGTACCAAAGTAAAAATGATCTCTTGTTTCCCAAAATCTAAATAGCATACTAGAGTTTTCTCTACTAAACGCACGTTTCGCTAGAAAGTCCATTGCTTCATCGGGTCGCATATTAGGTATGACAAAGTTATGTTCACCCTCTGTTGCTTGTGATACGATTAAAGTCTTGGCTGGCACGTCTTTAAAAGAACTCCAAGAGAGTTGTGGTTGTGTGTAGAAATCTTCGTAAAGGTCGTTTACGATTTTAGATATAGTACCATTGTATGCTTTTTGAACTCTATATGAGTCTGAAATAAATTTCTCACGTGAACAGAAGTGTAATGTAAATTCAATGATCTGATCATCTTTTTCATTGATTGGTCGCACGTCTGTTACGGAATAGATAAAGTATCTTTCCTTTTTTATTTCACCAAAATAGTCTGAGTATACTATTTCTAATTCTTCTTTACCACTAATATCTTTGATGATATTATTAGAATCAACAATAGTAACGTTACCGTGGACATATGCTTTATCCAAGGATTCGACTACATTCCAGTTTTTAAGTTCTGCAGACACATCAATATCAATATTGCTAAAGGACGATACAATAGCAAATCTATCTAATGAATATCTACCTGCTTCTTTAGTTTCTGACATTCTTCATTAAACTCTTTAATTCATTTTGTAGTTGTGGGGCAAAACTGTTGTTGATTAGATTGATTGTTCTTAGGCTTTGATTTCTATCATATTCATAATCATAAAATCTATATGCTTCCCAAAGCATACCAGAGTCTTGATCATTAGTAAATGTAGGTACTGAATAGTTTTCAGATTCGACTTCATATCCTAACTCTACATATGCTAATCTTTCATATGATTCCTTTGACAATTGTATCTCTTCACCTGTAGAGAAGACACCATTGAAGTGTAAAATATTATCTGTGATAGTTGCATTCTGAGTCCAGTAAAAAACTTCATCATCTAAGTCTTCTGTTTGATCTCCGGTCGATGCTCTATACTGATCTTCGTATTTTACCTTCAAGAACTCATCAAAGACTTCATCTTTTTTAGGCCAATCGCTATAAGGATCGATTATGTTATTAGCAAGAAATACTAACCATACATAATCAGTAGAGCCGTAATAGTAGTAAGCTATATCTTCTGGCATATCATCTTCGGTAACAGTGTAGGGTAAGTATAGATTTGGATCGTTTCTATATTTGTCTAAGACTTTTGCACGTCTAGTTATATCAACTATTTGACGTGTATGATAATCAATTCTAGGAAAGTTTTTGAAATAATTTGGCATTATACTCCTCCATCGTCTTCATAATCAGCAGCAGTGTGAATTGTTTGTTCTACAGCAGTCATTTGAATGTTTACGAAAGCGGGTCGTCCGCCCTTTAGAATACTTTGACCATTTGGTGTATAGTCTATACTAAACTCTCTAATCATACAAGGCTTCATATAAAAGAAGTAATCTTGATCAACACCTAAGAAAGTTATTTGAGCAACACTTGGGTATGTCAATAGACCTCTATCAAAAGAAGTGGCTGAATTAGTTTCACCCTCCTTTAAAGGATTTTCATACGTTGGGTGAATTTTTTTCTTAATAAAACGATTCATCTTTTTTAAGGTTTCGCTATCTTCTGAGGTCGAAGGAGATAGTTCCCAGTTAAACGTATGAGTTTTTAAGTTGACACCATCAAACATTAATGTCGTATGTGGATTGATTGCTCTAGCTTTTGACGCTTCGATAGCAGATCCTATCTCAGGTGAAATAGCACCTAGACCAGCTCTTGCCAAAAATTGTGCAATACTAACGCTATCATTTGCCAAATCGGAGATACTATCATTCTCACCACCAAAAAGTTTTTTTACTTTATCCATAATACCTTGTGCTGCCGCTCCACCTAGTTTTGAAAAATCGAGGCGGTCTCCTATAACATCAACTGCTCCAGCACCAATAATTCCTAACTCTTTACCATCTACTTGCAATGAAGAAGTCTCTGCTAATTGCTTTGGTAACGGTAGTACTATACTATCACTCGTAACGCCATTAATTCCACCACCTGATCCGTACTCATAATTTTTAAAATTTATAACCATGCAATGTCTTCCCAAATTACTAGGAAAAGTGTACGATGTTCCCGATCTAGCATTTCGCTTTCCTCTGTTAATAGTGTTAGCAGCAGGTTTTACGAATGGTACATTAAATGTAAATGACATTAATTTTCTCTCTATAAATAGAATTGACTACTTTAACTTATTTATATGGTATAGTGATGGCTTACTCTGGACGGTTCAAACCAAAGAAACCTAAAAAATATATTGGTGATCCCACTAATATTATTTATAGATCATTATGGGAATTTAAGCTAATGAGATATTTAGATTCTCATCCAAATGTGATAGAGTGGGGTAGTGAAGAATTGATTATACCATATCGTAGCCCTATCGACGGAAGAATGCATAGATACTTTCCAGATTTCATTGTGAAACAGATAAATAAGTATGGGAACAAAGAAACAATAATCATTGAAGTGAAACCAGCATACCAAACTATCGAACCAAAGAAGAAGAGTAAAGTAACAAAACAGTATATTAATGAAGTCAAGACCTGGGGTGTTAATCAAGCAAAGTGGAAAGCAGCCCAAGACTTTTGCAAAGATAGAAATTGGAAGTTTCAAATAATGACAGAACACGAACTAGGAATTAAGTAATGGCAATTCTATTTGACGAAATTCTAACAAAGGGTGTTAGAGCCGGACAGATACCAGCACGTGAAAACAACGCACGTGATTGGTATAGAAATGCCGCTAAGACTTTTGGTAGAGTAAACGATTCAAGTCTTATGAGAGGCGATGCGTCACGCTTAACATCAAGACCTGCTATCGGTCAAATGTATATGTATTACTATGACGCAAAGCATAAAGAAACATTACCATACTTCGATAGATTTCCATTAGTGTTTCCATATAAGATTGTTAAGGGTGGCTTCATGGGTATTAACATGCACTATCTACCATTGATATATCGTGCCCAACTAATGGATGCACTATATGACACTGCTACTAATACAAGATACGATGAGTCCACTCGCCTTCGATTAAACTATAACATTCTATCAGGTGCGGCTAAATATAGATACTTTAAGCCTTGTGTTAAGCATTATCTAACAAGTCAACTTAGAAGTCGTTTTCTATACGTATATCCAAGCGAATGGGATATTGCATTATTCTTGCCACTCGAAAGATTCCAAGGGGCATCAAAAACAAAAGTCTTTGCAGACTCCAGAAAAAGCATGGGAAGAAACTAATGGCATTTAGCATTTCAGAATTTAATAGTCAACTTAATAAGCATGGGGTTGCTAAGAATAATTTATTTCTCGTTACTATCGCACTCCCTCCTGCATTATCTAGAGATTTGGGAGTATCACCATCTCCTGGGGCTGAGCCTTTGGGTATATCTCCTGCGGCTAATTCATCTCCACCAAAACTACCAGTAGAAGACCTTAAGTTCTTTTGTAAAGCAGCAACATTACCTGAATTGACTGTTCAAACAGTAGATAATTTTCCAAACACTTTTGGTACACCTGATCGTCGTCCAAGTGCTATGCAGTTTACTCAACTTCCTACCGTATTTATGGTCGATAGTAATTTTAAAGTTAAAGAATACTTTCATTCGTGGATGCAAAGAATTGTTAACTATGATAGACAATCGCCTATGGGGTTTGTGGATGGAAGATTACCTTTTGAGATTGCATATAAATCAGAGTATAGTGCTGGAGTAACGATTGAAGTTTATTCTTACGAACAAAAAGCAATCACTTACACATACAAATTTGAAGGTGCTTTTCCAACAAGTATTGGCGAAGTTCAAGTAGCTTGGGAAAATGCAGCAGAAATTATGACGTTGCCAGTTACATTCACATACGATACTATGATAGTACCAGGTGCCAAGGTAGGCAAAGTTGAAACTACATCAAGTCGTGGTAGTGGTATACTTGGATCTCTTTCAGCGTTGAATAGCTTTGGTCAAGCAATCAATCAAATACGTAGACCAAGATCGATACAAGACACGATTAACCAATTCACTAACGCACAAACAATATTTAGAAATTTTTTATAGATTATAGGAGTATATTATGGGTTTACCTAAAATTGACATGCCACTCTTTGAAATTGAGGTACCATCAACGAAAAAGAAAGTAAAGTATAGACCCTTTACAGTTAAAGAAGAAAAGATTCTTTTAATTGCACAAGAGTCTAATGACATAGATCATATTATAACAGCGATTAAACAAATCATCACAAACTGTTTCCATAAGATAGATGTGGACACTCTAACAATGTTCGACTTAGAATATTTGTTACTAAACATTAGATCAGTATCTGTTGATAACAAGATTAAATTCTCTATTAAAGATAAAGATACAGATAAGCCGGTTGAATTAGAATTAGATATTGCAAACATTAAGGTTGATATACCTGAAGAGCATTCAAATATTATTAACTTAGATGATGGATATAAGCTTCTAATGAAGTATCCTTCGTTTGACCAGATTTCAATTCTGGGACAAGTCATGAAAGTAGAAGAGGATGATCAAGCAAGTGTGTCATCTATATTATTTGACTTGTTAATTTCTTGTATAGATAGTGTCTTAAAAGATGATGAGGTTCATAAGTTCTCTGATTATAGTGATGAAGAAATTAATGAATTTGCAAGTCAATTGCCTTCGAAGTGTATGAAGAGTATGCAGAACTTTTTTGAGACAATGCCTAAGGTTACTTACAAAGAAAAATATATCAATGAAAATGGTGAAGAGAAGACAGTTGTTCTGGAGGGAACAGAAACTTTTTTTATCTAGCGCTGAGTCACAATAACCTCGGCGTGTATTATAAAACTATATTCGTTTTGGCTCAGCATCATAAATATCATATATCGGAAATAGAAAACTTAATACCATATGAACGTGACCTCTACTTAGGAATGCTAATTGATCATATAGAAGAAGTAAATAACAATAATAAAAAATAAAGGCCAGATGAATGGAAAGATCAGAATTACTATTAGACGCCGCAAAGTTTGAAGGTGTGTTCGATTCTATTAGCACTACGTTAGTGCAACAAACTTCTGTGCTTCGTTCTATGTACAACTTAGATGTAAAGAAATTAGAGCTAGATAAAGAAGCAAGAAAAGATGCGGCACGTGATAGAGCATTAAGAGTAGATGAGGCAGCTGTTCAAACTCAAACACAAAGTAATGATAGCACCAATACCAACGCTTCTTTCTCTACATCAGGAGGAGGAGGAGTTTCAGGTTTAGCATCAGGTCTTGGCACACTTGTAGGTAGTGCGTTGGGTGGAATGTCTATTGCTGGTTTAGGAGCTATGGTAGTCAAGGGCGGATTCTTAGCACTAGTTGCACCAAAGATCGGTGATTTTATTTCTGGCGCTATCAACGAGACTTTAAATGAATTCAATCCTCCAGATAAAAAAGGAGACGGAACATCAGAATTTAATAAATCTATTAGTGACGGTTTAGGCGATGCTTTCACATTTGGATTTATCGGAAGTTTGTTTGGTAAACGAGTTGCTGCTATCGCAGCCGCCGGTGGGTTTGTTAAATCATTCAGTGATGAAATCATCAAGAAGTTTGGTAACGAACAAGATGTCATAGACATGTTTGGTGTGGAATTTGATGAAAAGGCTGTTGGTAATATATTAGGTGCTATAGGAGCCGCAATTGCATTAGTGGCACCAATGGTGATTAGAAAAGCCCTTCCAAAATTTTTATCTAAAGCCATCGCTGGAGCCGCTGTCTTAGGTGCTGTAGGAGGCGCAGTAGCACTTGATAAAGATGGTAAAAAAGTTGATGCAAAACCAAGAAAGTTTACACAAAAAGGTTATCATCCAGATGGCTCTCCAAGGCTCTTTAATAGCGCAGGCAAAGAGATGCTACCTCACACCTCCCAATATAAATCAAGTAAACTTGCCTTTGATCAAGACCAAGATTTAATGTCAAGATTGAGAAAAAGTAAATATAAAAAGCTTGCAAAACTTAGTGGCGTTCTTGGTTCAGTAATATCAATGGGATTTTTAGCATCAATATTATTAAACGAAAAGCTTACTGACGATGAAAAAATTAAAACCATTGGTGCAGAATTAGGTACCATCTTTGGAGGAGTTGGTGGTGCTGCTTTAGGTTCGGCCGCTGGTTTAGCACTGGGTTTTACAAGCGGTCCAGGTATGATACTCACAGGAATCGGTGGCGGGATTGCGGGTGCATTTGCAGGTGAGTGGCTTGGTAATCAAATTGCAACTGGGATTGTGGGTAGTAAAAGTGATTTTGATGAACTTCCAGCAGATGTCGAAAATTCAGTCATGTTACCTACCGGTATGAATATGCCAGTTGAAGTTGCCCCTCGACCAACTAGAGAAAATAGTGGAAAATCGGGTCGAAATTTGCGACCGATGCAACAGAACTGGGATAGATTGTTTGGAGAAAGCTACGACCCAAGTGGATTGATGAAGCCTGAATTATTGATACCACCACAGGGTCCAAACCTACCAAGCACGACACCAACATTTGGACCAGATCAAGTAATATCTAGACAAAGGCGACTAGAATCATTAGAATCTAATGCGATGACGCAAGATCAAGCTCAAGCATCTGTGCTACTTGCTGAAGGAGCTAAAGTG